TCATTAGGCCAATGCGTGTCGCGGTCGTGCGCGCGGCACCACCGAGCTTGCCCATCGACTCGCGGAGGCCTTTGCTTTGGCGTGCCAGGCGCTCATACCGTTGGCGGAGGTCGTTGACTGTGCGGTTCAGTTTACTACCCGCAGCTGCCGCTTCCTCCGTGGCCTCCTCAAGCTTCTCGAAAGCTTTCTCGCCGTCGCGGCCGAGGCGTTTAAGATCCTCGCGGATCTCATCACCGCCCTCTAGCGCAATGCGGCCTGTGAGTGTTGCGTCGCGACCCATCAGTCGTTGTCCTTATTGAAGTTCTCGGCGAACAGCCTCGGTAGCCTTTGCTGTGCCTTCTCGATGATCTCGGTGATGCTGAACTTGTCCCTGATCTTAACACTTCGCGCGCCAAAGAACAATGGCACAACGCGCACGCGACCCTTCTCTCCGCTAGTGCCGCGCTTCAGTGCTGCCAGTGTCGGCTTCGGCCGATCGGAGTTAGCCTGTCTATTGCTCAGTCGGACAGGTGCGCCGAGGAGTGGAACACGCGCGCCGCGGATCGGAACAAGCCCGCCGATCAGCCGCTCGAAGTTCTTAGGCGTCATTCGGTTCCGGCCGATCTTCTTCGGCGTGGTCGGCAAGCGCAGCCACAATAGCGGACTGCCTTTGATCTTGCCGCCTGTCTCGAAGATGCCGGCGAATGGGATCTTGTGGTAGATGAAGACGGCAGCGTTCAGCGACGCGCCGCGTTTGGGGAAGCGTAGGAGCCTGAGCGTGTTCTGCCACTTCTTGCTAAAGCCCGCTTGTGCAATGTCCGCTCGGCCTTCCGACTTCACGGTGAGCAAGGTCTCATCCATTGTCTTGGTGGCAGCAACAGCGAGGGGCTTGATGAAGCGCGTCATGTGCTCCTCAAACTCACCCTTCGCTATTGCCAGTGTGACCCGCAGCGTCAATCCCGCCTCCACTTATTGATCTGCTTCTTGATCGCTTTCGGATCGCCTCGTGAGGCGAGCGCCTCGACGGACAGCTTCTCAATAGCTTCGGTGCGGCGGCGCCTGTCCGCAATGAACAAGAACGCCTGGATCTGTCGGGGAGTGTAGCTCCAGACGTCGGAGCTACTGTGTCCCGCGACGATTAACGACTCGACCGCCTGCGCGATTTCCCAGCCGCTGCCTTCCCACCATCTTCGGATCCGGCGCCGCTCATTGTTCCCATGAGGCCGCTGATCCGATCGACGAAAGGGCCGATGCCTTGAGGCATGGTCAGCTCGATGATACAGGCCAGGATTTCCACCTGTTCGCCGACACCGAGAGAGGCTGCCACCTCTTCTGCTTGAGTATCTCCGGGTAGTCCGCATCCTGCAGCGATGATCGCCGCAATCGCATCCGGTGCCATCTCCATGATCCCGTCAGGTGTCAAGTCGGCACCCTTGCCGGTAATCAGAAGACGCATTTCCGGGAAGCGATCCAGCAGTGAGGCAATGCCTTTTGCGGACACGCCGTGGACGCTGAGATCGTTTCCCTGAACCTCGACAGTGCGTGTCGGAGGTGCAATATCAACCAAACTGACCATACAAGTTCTCCATCATTCGATCGTGAAGAGCGCAGTAGGCTGTCGTTAGACAGCCGTTGCGCCTGTGGTGGACGAGCCCTGCAGAGTCGCTGTGCCGAACTGGCCGCTCACTGCGTTGACTTCGCCGGACATCTCGAGCTGACCCCATTCATCCGAGATCGGTGCAATGGCGCCGTCAGGACGGAAGGAAACACTCGGGAAGACGTAGTCCCATTTCGGACCAACATCGTTCGCAGCGGTGAAGCTGAGCTGACCAAGGATCGAACTCTCTGCACCAATGTTGATGATGTCAGCGCCGGAGGTGTCGTTGCCGATGGTGCCGAGCAGCGCCATGGCGAGGTTGCGCTGTGTCCATTCCTCAAGGACGAGGCGGATCGTTGCGGACTTCTCCAGGACCACGGTCAGGTCCTTCGTACGAGTACCAGTCTGAGAGCTGAAATGCTCAAGCTCTTCGACGGCGATCTCGATTTCCATTTCGGCGACGTTGCCCAGATGCCGCTGCACTCCACCAGAGGGTGTGAAGTAAACGGCACCCTTGCCAATAACGTAGTTATTGACGTTGGGGGTTGCAAAATCAGGCATCAGGTATTCTCCCGTTAGTTGAAGTATTGCGAGAAGGGCGTCACGTGCGCCGAATATTCCCGACGCACGCGCAGCCCATATTGATTTAGCCTCAGACGCTATCGAGAAAGGTATTGAGCGCCGTCAGCTCCGTTTGTGCCTGAGGCGCCAGCGTCACAATGTCCTGCAACGCAGTAGCAATCGCCACAAGCTTCTCCAGAAAAGTCATAGTCATGTTTGGTTCTCCTTAGCGATGGACGTAGGTTAGATGGAACGAAAGTCCCATTGCTCCGGCCATCGCTCGGCCGGCAGCAAGATCGGTCGAACAGCCCTCGTATCTGATCTCGTTATTGAAGATCAGACCGAGCAGTGTGCTGTCTTCCCTGAGCGCTGATATGATGTCGTCGCGGAGGCCATTCAATGTCGGCCCAATGTCTTCCGCATTCTCCTGCACGACGATGTGGACTTCCGGTGTCATGGCGATCAGGTTCGGTCCATTTGCCGGTCGATTGCGACGAAAGGCGCGCTCATCTGAACTTTCGTCGCCATCTAATAGGATCACTGCTGGAAGCTTGTTCTCAGGGATCTCAGCATCGTTGCGCTGGAAGCGAGTCACAGCAGGAACGGCAGCCAACACGACTGCCATCCTGTCAAGGATTAGTTCCCGTTCTGTGGCCGCTGTCGCCATTACTGAGCCCAGATGAAGCCGTCAGGATCAATCTGTGCGGTCAGGTTCGCACCGTTCGTGGTCACTGCGAAATCATAGTGAGCCACGGGAACGAGCACGTCGTCGGTTCCTGCGCTGCCGTCGTCGTAACAGATCAGGAGCTTGACCAGTGTGTTATTGCTGGCGCCGCCTGCCGAAGTCCATGTGATGTCGGGCATGTCCAGTTCGCGCCGATCGTTGGCGTCGTCCGGTGCGGCCAGCGCAGCCAGCGTTACAGCGTCGATGGACTTCCTGGCGTAGTTGGTGAAGTCGGCCTCGGTGTTGCCAGCCGCGGCCAGGATCGAGCTCAGGTTGTCGTAGTCGAGCAGCGTTGCGTCAGACTCGGCAACTTTGAGGAGCACAACAGTGAGCTCCGCCGCGGTGGGATCTTCATTCTCCACCCGGGCATAATACTCAACGGTCCGTCCCTTCGAGATATTGAAAACTGCGTTTCCCATTACAGTACCTTCCTCAGAACTAGCAAAAGTTCGCCTGCGCTTTCACCGCCTGGTGTTGCGCGCGGGCGCGTGTTGGTGATCTCCCACGCTACAGAATTGATCGTCAGTGTGGCGTCAATCAATGTCCCATGGTCAGTTACTCCAAGGGTCGTGAGATCAGAAACCAGAACAGTCGCCGCAGGTAGCACAGACGGAAATTCTTGATCCCCAACCATTACCTCAGTTCCGGCCGTTTTGTCAATGGCCCGGATGGTGTAGTCCGCCGCAGTGTTGATGTAGAGGTTGGCATCGACACCGTGGATTATGTAGTTGGCGGCAAGCGCCGTTGCGAAATGACTAACCATCGATCAGCTCCATCGTGCGTCGGTAGAAGTTTTGGTTCAGCGATCGGCTCTCCTCGAGGAAGCCGGGAACGATGGTTGCCTCCTTGACTCGCTCCTTCCAGTCCTGGCCGTCGCGAACGAACGGCATGGCGTAGCGCGTATTGAAGAACTTGCTCGAGTATGGATTGACCAGGATCACCTTGCGCCCGAGCAGCTGTGCCCAGTAGGCGCCGTGGTAGGAGTTGGTCAGAACGACCTCACCGGATCCCAACCAAGGGATGATCTTCTCGATTGGCGAATGATTGGTGAGGCATGGAACGCCCTTCGCTGCACTGGCGCCGACACGTTTTGAGATCGCACCATCAGCATTGATGAATAGCACCGCCTCCCGTGTCGGTTCATAGCTGCGATCGAACAGCTCGTGCATACACGACACGCACGGAACATAATCAGGGTTCGGCCAGTCGCGGCAGCCGAGCAGGTCCAGGCCGCGCGGCATCTGGAACGCCATGCGCTTGTGAGCACCCCACTTCGTGCTTCCGATACCCCAACCGACCTTCACACGCGCACGGTGCTGTGCAGCTATGCCGGTGTTGAACATCGTGCCGACTACAGCGCCACCGCCAAATATGGCAGCGTCGCACTCGCCGAGATCTTTCGATCGGATATGGTTGTGGACTTGTTCGCCGGGGAAGTCGAAATAATGATATGGCGCACACATGAGGTCGCCAGTGTTTTTGGTCTGAAAGTGGTAAAACTTGATCTTCATTTAAGGCATCCCGAAAAGTGGCCGAGGCGGTTAAGCCTCGGCCGTGGATCGGTAGATCCGTTAGATGCCGGTCGTGATCGAACCAGTCATCAGCACCTTGGGACGCGTGCACAGCGGCAGAGGGTTCTGCTGCGTGTGGACATCCACATGGCGGTTGAACTTCGGATCCGGAGCGATCTTCGCATAGCGCGGAAGACCGATCGTGTTGACCGTCTCCAGGAAGTCAGCCGGCGCGTAGTACTCGGCGTAGAGGCCAGGCACGTTGACCGGGAAGAACATGGCTTCCTGAGGATCAATGGCAACCGTCGAGTTGTCGTCAGTGCCCTGGTAGTTCTCGAAGAAGATACCAGCGAACTCGAAGATGCCGTGGGCGAAGTTGGAGCCGAGCTTCCGCTCAGCAGCCTCGTAGCCGTCCCAAACGTTCTTCACAGCATTGGAGCTGGTCATAACGTCGAAGAACTCGTCGCCGCAGAAACACCAGATCATGGCGTTCGAAGGCCAAGGCATTTTGACGTTCCGCTTCATGGCACGAGTGATCTCGTGGCACTTGGTGCGGAAGTCGTTGGTGCCGTCAGTCGCATCGACAAACGCGGTGTCGAAGCTAACGTTGGCCTCCTGGGTCACACCGAAGAAGGTGAAGAGGTCAATGACCTCGGTGCCCGCGGAGTCAGCGACCAGTCCCTGCAGTGCGCCAAGGCGCAGATGCTCGAGGGTCATGTCGTGACGGCGGCCCATCTTGCCGAGCTGACCGTTGACCACGGACTGCACAGCGCGGAGGCTGTCTTCCGAACCGAGGACGCGAACGTCCTGGATGGCAGAAGCCGGGATGCCTTCCTCGAGCTTGACCTGAGGAATAGTCACCGCACGCAGCGTTGACTTGTCCATGGTCTCGATCGGAGAAGGAGCACCGCGAGGCGAAGTCGGGATCAGAGACAGAGTCTCGGACACCTGCTCGACGGAGACAGTGAGGGTGTTCACGCCTTCACCGACGCCAGCAAACGCAAGCGCACCGGCACGGCCCGGAACATGATCAACCTCGTTGATCATCTGCGTCAGACTGACGAGCGAAAAGGCGTCGTCGTCAAAAATGTTGATCATTTAGGTTCTCCCTGATGATCGGGGTTGGGTCCGTGTCCGGCTTAGCGCTGGACGATGAACTTGGCGGCGAGCTCGGCGTTGACTGCCGCGGCCTGGCCACCTGTGGTGGTTTCGGTCGGGAAGGTCAGCAGCGAGGTATCGACCACAGCGAGCTGCTTGAGGTACGGGACCTCGGCAATCTCACCGCCGGAAGCGTCCCAATCACCGATCAGGATGCCTTCAACGGCGACGCCGTTGATCAGGCCGGCTGTGTCGATTTCACCGGACAGAGCAACGATCTTGCCGGCAGTGAGACCGATGATGGTCCCGTCGACAAGGTTCTGTCCGTTGGTCAGCGCGGCACTATCGCGAGAGATGTCACCGCCCGAGGAAACCTCGCCGATGATAAATTCGCCTGCGTGCTGACCCTCAGTCTGAGAAGTGAGAACTGGCATTGTGCTTTCTCCAATGCAAGGGTTGGGTTACTGTCAGCCGCAGCGGTTAGCGAACCGCCTTGACCTTGTTCCAACGAGCATAGACCTTCGTCGGGTCGAGCTCGTCGTTTGAGGCTGCCTTCGGCGCGATCCGTGTCGGGATGCGTGCGCTGACTTCCTCATCTGCCTTGTCCTCGGACGCGAGGGCGAGCAGCTCCGCCTTGACATCTTCCGGCGACTTGCCGTCAGCGATGTAGTCAATGGCAGCTTCCGCTTTGCCTGCGAGTTTGCAGAGCGAACGGATCTCTTCGGCGTCGGCCTGAACCTTGGCGCGCACTTCGGCCTCGGCGTCGGCAAGCACCTTTGCGTCGGCTTCCGCCTTCGCATCAGCCTCGGCCTTCGCTTCGGCTTCCGCCTTCAGCTCTGCCGCAGCCTTGGCGCGCTCATCCTCGCGGATACGCGCCTCCATTTCCGCCGGGGTTTCCGCCGGCGCTTCGGACTTGGTGGTCATCACGACCTCCTTTTGTTGAGCGCCGGCAACGGCGCGGGGGACATCCTCTGGAGGATGATCGTAGTCCGACAAGTCAAACCTTGCCGCGATCTTCGTGGCAACGATCACCTCGTCAGCAAATCCTAGCTCCAGCGCTTCATCGGCACTGAGCCAGGTCTCATCGCGAAGCATCGCGAAGATCTCATTGTCCGCGAGGCCGGTCTTGTCCACGTACATCCTGATCATGCTCTCTGTGAGCTTATCTAGAGTGTCCGCGTGCTGTCGCAACCTATCGGCCTCTCCTTCCGCGAACGCGCTGGGCATGTGGATCATGATGAATGAGTTCTGAGGCATCACCACATTGTCGCCCGCCATGGCAATCATGGAGGCGGCAGATGCGGCAATCCCGTCGATGATCACCT